GTATTACTCTCTTTCCTCCGATGGGATGGGTGGCAATACTAGAACCTGGAACACATTAGGTACAGTATGGGCGAATGTAACTCCGCTATCAGGAACGGAAGCCTTAGAAGTGGGCGGATTGAAGGGCAAAACAAAGTACAGAATTAAAACTCGATACCGGGATGACTTTGTGAGCGCCGGATATAACAAAGCAACATACGATCATTTATTACGATTATTATTCGATGGCAAAGAGTTAAATGTCGAGTATGCTATCAACTCCGGAGAGGACAATGCGGTTACGGAACTTATAGCAAACGCGGAAGAATGATAAGCGTAAAATCCGATATACAGTCAATTAAGAAAACACTCAAGGCATTGGATTCTTTAGGTGAGAAAATAAGTAGATCGGCAGAGAGAGAGATTGAGCGCTCGGCGCGTAATATAGAGGCCAAAGCTAAAAGAAACGTTCCAACCGGAGTAAGTAATAGGCTAAAGACTTCGATAGATGTGAGAGGCGGAGGTTTATCGAGAGAAGTATATACCGATGTAAAATACGCTCCATTTATGGAGTTTGGTACTAAATCAAAGACCGAGATACCTCCAGGCCTCGAAGGGTATGCGATGCAATTTAAAGGCAAGGGAGCAGGCTCATTTGAGGACTTCGAAAAGAACATCAAACTATGGGCAAAGCGAAAGAGAATACCAGAGGAGGCAGTATATCCGATTATGATGTCGATTTTACATAATGGCGTAAAAGCTCAACCTTTTCTATTTCCGGCATTCTTTGCAGAGCAACCTCAACTCCTAAAACGATTAAAAAAGGTGTTACGTGGGATTAAATGATATGCACAAAGCGACCGGCCGAATGCTTCGCGAAAATAATACTTTCGTTAATAGGGCGGATTATATCTATAACTCGCATAGGGATTACTATAAAAAGGTTTTGGACTTTCCGCTCGAGGCCTCAAAGGGTAATGTTCCCGGTCATACGGTAATCCAAAAATTCGGGCGCAATAGTGCAATAAATAGCACCTTTGCACCTATTTGTTTAAGTGGCTTTTATCGAACTCCCACAAGCAATACCGCCTTAGAAGTGGTAAGTACAGATGTTGATGATACCTTTTTGGGTGCAGGTGCAAGAACAATTTATTACGAAGGTTTACAAGTGCAATCCGGTTCTCTAGTAGTGGTATCTGACGTGGTAGAGTTAAACGGCACAACTCCGGTTGCATTGCCTGACTCTCTTATACGTCTTTACCGGTGGTATGTTGCTAGTAGTGGCGTATATGCCTCACAAAGTGCCGGAAGTCATCAAGGCGATTTAACTATTCAAGAGAGCGGAGCAGGCAATGTATGGAGTAAAATAGAAAACAATGGATTCCCAAGAGCGCAATCACAAATCGGTGCATATACCGTACCAACTGGATATACGGCTTATGTATCAAAAATATCTTATTCAGTAGAAAGCGACAAAGAGGCCGATATTCTAATGTTCAGACGCGAGGGTGTATTGAATACCTCCGCGCCGTATAACTCAATGCGATTGGTTACGGAAATAAATTCAGCTACCGGAAATTATACGATAGATTATGACTTTCCCCTAAAGTTTGAAGAGGAAACCGATTTCGGGTTTCTAGGTAAACTTAAAGCCAATACCGGGCCGATGACAGTAGATTTTGAAATTAACCTTATATCCAATGGCTAAAGATCCAACCACAGAACTCCAACAAGCGTATTACACGCTATTATCCGATGCCTTAGCGGTCAATGTGTACGATGAAGCTCCGGCAGATGCTACTTATCCGCACGTACAGTTCGGAGATACGACTCTAACGGACTCAAGCACAAAAAGCGACTTTATAGATGAGGCAACCTTTTCTCTTTCGGTAGTGGACAGATACGCGCTCGATTCGGGAACTCGGACATACATCAACGCGATAGTGAACACGATCAAGCAAACACTAAGAGATAGAACGGATGTTTTTGATATGAACAACTTCGATGTAATATATACGGTGGTGGATAATGACATATTTCGTAAGGAGTTCTCCGAAACTTATACCTATTGGATAAGAGAGATTCGCTTCCGGCATAAAATCGAAGAGAAGTAATTCGACAAATTTTCGTATATTTAACAACAATTAACAACTTAATAATAGAAAAATGGCAATTAACGGAACACTTGTATTGGTAAATACTGCCGGCTCTGCAATAGCCTCAACTACTGATGCAACTCTAAATATAGAAATGGATACTCCGGATGCTTCTACTAAAACTACTGCCGGATGGGCGCAAGTTATAGCAGGACAAAAGTCTTGGAGTATTGATGTTGATGGGTTAGCTACTTTTGATTATTCCGGAGGGAACGTCAATGAATTAGCTACTTATCTAATAAATCGTACTAAAGTAAATGTAAGATTTCTACCTAATGTAGGATCTGCTTTTAAAGGCGATGCTTATATGACTTCTGTTTCTATCGGCGCTCCTAACGAAGATGTCGCTACCATAAGCGGTACTTTTGTTGGAGATGGCGAACTTGAGCAGATAGAAATAAGCTAACATGAAGCAAGAATTAACGCTCAAAATCGGCGGTAAAAAACGGCTCTTAAAATTCGGTACTAATCAAACGGCGATATACTGCGATAAGTATGATTTATCTTTGGTTGGTTATAGCGAATCACTATCTAATGACAAAGTAAAACCCAGCACTCTCCGAGATTTGATTTGGAGCGCTTTGGTTGCCGGTGCGCAATACAAAGGCCAGGAAGTAGATTTCGACGAGTTAAAGGTAGGCGATTGGATAGATGAGTTAGAGCAAAGCGATTTAGATAGCGTATTCAAAGTGCTTGCTCCTGATGAGGGGGAGGAAAAGCCGGGAAGCCATTAGAGTGGCAAGAACTCTTTTCCCTCTGCAAGCAAGCAGGAGTTTCTCGGCAGGAATTTTGGGAGCTATCTTGGAAGGAAGTTTCGGCGGTGCTAAAGTCTTTAAACGACCAACGGATGCACGAATGGAATTTAATGAGGCATAATGCTTATTTGATTTCGGTTTATTCGGATTTAGAGGGTAAGGCTAGAAAGAAACTAAAGCCGGAAAAGATGTTTCCTTTGGACATAGACAAAAAACGAACAATAATATCGCACGATGAGAAGTGGAAACTTCATAGATTGATGCGGAGGATGAATAGAGATGGCTTCCTTAGCTGATTTAAATGTACGACTTGGAGCAGATGTTTCTCCATTGGCTCGAGGCTTAAATCAAGCGAAAGGAAGTATTGCATCATTTACCGGATCGATTCAAACGGCCAATATAGTACTAAAGCGGACTAACAACACAATCCTAGAGGTTGATTCCGCTATTGAAGGGCTAGAGCAAGCCTATGTCAATGCTCGAACGGCTCAAGCTCGTTTCGCTATTGGCGCAAAGATGACTCAACTCCGCACACTCCGAGCGGATATGACCAAAACAACCGGAGCAGTTAGCGCAATGGGTGGAGGTTTTGGCGGTGCGAATATGGCCGTTGTAAACTTTAACCGAGTTATCCAGGATGCGCCGTTTGGTATATTGGGTGTTGCTAATAACATAGAGCCTCTTTTATTATCGTTTCAAGGATTGAAGGCGCAAGCAGGAAGTACAACCGGTGCTATTAGAACATTGATTACAAAAGCCCTTACCGGTCCGGGTGCATTGATTACGGCATTCTCCGTTGTTTCAAGTTTGGCGATTGTGTTCTCTCGGAGAAATAGAGGCGTTGGAGATTCCGCAGAGGACACTACTAAAAAACTAGAGAAACAAAGAGAAGCCCTTAACAACCTAGAAAAGGCGTATTTAAGTTTCAGCGAGGAAACTTTAGAGGATCAATACACTAGAGAGGCAAGGAATATCGATAAGGTTCTCGAATTGATGAACCGACAAGAGGAGTTACAAGGCAATATAATAAGCCAAACAAAGAATTTACGAGTGAGCATCGATGGTACTATCGATATGCAAGATGCGCATAACAAAAAGATAGCAGATACCGTCGATGGGTATAAGTCCGAGATTGCTACTATTAGCGATTTAATAAATGGGTACGGATTTCAAGGGAAAAGCGTTGAGGATTTAACGAATAGAAAAAAAGAGCTAACAGATCAGATTGGGTATCTAAACAACGCTCAAACCGATGAGGCTCAACTAGGGCGATTTATCGAGGAGCAACAAGTTAGAACGGCCAAAGCCTTAGAGATGTTTAACGCAGGCGTTCAAGGTGGAGCAACGGCGGTACGCAATCAAAGAGCAGAATTGCAAGGGCTTATCAATTCCTTTCGCTTACTAGCCAATCAAGGACAAAGCAATCTCATTCCGGTAATCAATGCCCTGCAAGATGAACTCGATTCGCTATCGAATAAAGTTACAGAGGTAACTCCAGGCATTGCGTTAAACTTAGGAGAGAATATCATACTCGATTTAGATTTGGATGCTCTCTCGGCTGATTTGGAAAAGTTTATCGAAGGCTTTGAAGCGCCGAGTTTTATTATGCCTATTGAGTCCGGTTCTATTGTTGACTTAACTGCAAAGATGCGCGAGTTACAGATGATCCAATCGGTAATTAGTGATCCCGAGCAATATCAACTCTTGCAAGTGGCCATTAACGCAATAGGAGGCGAGATTGATTTACTCAAAGGTTCAACCGATAATTTAAACAGTGGATTTGATATATTAGACTCATTGGCCACAAGATTTACGGACTCATTCGGGCAGGGTATGGCTAATGTTGTGGTGCAAGGTGAGAAATTAGAGGATATACTAGACAATATCGGCCGGCTATTATTAAGTTCAGCTATACAGACCGGTATCAAAATCTTACTAACCGGAGGAATGAAGGGAGGAGGATTTTTTGGTAAGGATGGAGGTTTGCTTGGAAACTTATTTAAGGAGTTAGGATTTAGCGGTTCGGTTGCTCCAGCAGTACCTACGGCATCAATGCCTAGCCCTAGTATTGTCCCGGTTTTATCGACTGTTAGCAATGCAGAAAATACCGCTCAATCTTTTGAAAGAGCATTAGAAAATTATACGGCTCGACTCGGGCCAAATGAATTTTTCGCATTGAGCCAAAAAGGAAGGTTAGGATATTGAGTTACAATCTAAGAGCATATTGGGAAGAGGTAAATCACAATAATGTAACGGATAGGCTCGAAATAAAAGAGCTTAACTATTCCGGTTCTACTCTTCAACTCACAAAATCTCAAGGCTTCACATTCAGTCATCAAGAGATTACGGCCGACAGTAATACCGGCTATCTAAATCCGACGTACAACAAGATATTGATGGGTGTTCTCGACTTTACAGTTTGGGGACATGATACCAATACTAAGCAGTTGATTGAGGATATTAAAAGCTCCGAATATAAGCAGTTCCTCATTGAGTGGTATAATGGAGGGCAGGCTATGTGGTTTGGATTTGCCTCAGGTCGTATTATTAGCAAGTCCGAAAGTGAGAAGTATTTATCGAATATACAGTTCCGAGATTTTGAGGTGTTAAAGAATGAATTTTACACTAAGAACGACAGTCGGCAAAAGATAATTAAAACGATTGCGGATATTATCTCGGAGTTAGGGCATAATATGGGAACGTATAGCGGTAATATGCTACAAACGTTCACATCATGGCAGGCCTCCGGTACGGATGTTGACGATGATTTTTTAAATCAAGTTTATCATGATACTATTCAGCTAAGAGAATATGGAAGGCTCGGAGATGAGGAAGATACTGATATTACCTTGTTTGAGGCGTTGAAGTATGTTTGCGCTCCTCAATTATTGATATATCAAATGTACGGCGCATTTAATGTTATTCAGTTGAGCGCTTTCGAAGATCCGGAGAATGTATTACGATCGGATTATTTATTGAATGGTACGCAGTCAAACTCTAGCCTCCAGGATTTAAGTGCGACAATATACGACACGATTTCCGATGGAACTCCGATAATAGTACAAGACTCGGATAATACATCTTATCCGGCCATTCAAAGAGTGAGCGTTGATTACGATCATAAATCACTCAATGCAAATATCAACGTACCAAAATCTGTTCAAATTACTAGCCCAACGGAACGCAAGTTCACAATGGCCGTACGATTGAATGGAGATGAGAGTATTGTATTTTCTACAAGAAATGTATCGAGAATGACAATACCATTCTCACATTATACTACTTTTACTGACTCTGACGTTGATGTCAATAATGATAAGATAGAAATAACGCCAAGTCTTAGTATAGATCAAAAAGTAAGATTAAAGGCTACCGCCGGAACAGTACCAGGAGGGTTAAGTGAGGGCGTTGATTATTATATGAAGCCCAAGCTAAGCGATGAATATGGATTTGATACGTTTCCATATAGGATAAATAATGACATAGACATTACTAGCGATGGCGGATCGGGTGCAGTTTCAAGAGTTTTAACGATTGAAGAGCTAACAATAAAAAACGCAGAGTTTGCATTGACTCTAGGAAACACTTTTCTAGATACTGGTACTGGTACATTTATACTGCCGGGAAAGACATATACCGGTATGGCAACTACCTTAATCAATTTTACTGCCGGAGATGTTAATACAATTACAGATACTTTTGAGATACTTGGACACGGATTAAAAGATGGTCAGCTAATTATATTTACAAACGCCGGCGGAAGTTTGCCTGGAGGAATAGATGAAGATGAGTATTATTATGTAGTAAATAGAACTATTGATACCTATCAGGTCAGCGAAAGTTATGGAGGATCTGTTATATCCTTAACATCTACCGGAACTGGCGCTCATACTTGTCAGAGAGCTTCTATGGTAAGAGGCTTATCAGATACGAGTAAACTTGCTGAATATGTTGGCGATTTTAGTTTTGAATTGAATGAGCTTTTAACAAATCAAACGGTTGAGCTAAATCTTCATTTATTTCCTAGTAGAACTCTTCAGGTAGATAATATGGATGACGAGTTCCTAGATGAAACTAATTGGCTTGATACAGTAGTTCAATTTATCGATCCGAGTAACACATCAAGTACAAGTATTACCTACCGACTAGAGAGAGATACGACAACCGGCTCGGAGATATTGCAATTAGCTCCTATTAGATACGGAGATGGACCGTTTGTTTTTTCTCGGAGTGCTTATAGAACATCGACAAATTTAGAGGATGTTACAACCGGATGGAGGCGCAGAGGACAAAGTACATACGTTGATTTTGAGAAGTTACTTCTAAAAGAGGTGATGGACACGCAAAGAGGAAGGCCATCCAAACTAAATGCCAATATAATAGGAGCGTACAATCCTAGAACGATATTAATCTACGATGCGAAAAATTATGCGTATGTCGGCGGTGTATATAATAGCAGGTGGAGGCCGGTACTTGTTGAGATAAATATACAAGAGGATGCCAACGATACATTAACCGAGATTAAAAAAGTTGATCCGAGTGGTAGCGGTGGCATTATTGCTACCAATCCGGAAACCGAAGGGCTAACAGAAACCGAAGCCGATGCGAGATACTTACAGATTAACAATAATCTCGATGATTTAGAGAGCGACTCAACGGCTCGAACCAACTTAGGACTAGCTATTGGTACGGATGTGCAGGCTCAAAATGAATTATTACAAGATATATCCGGTCTTACAGTAGGCGATGGAACGTTCTTAGTGGGCGATGGGAGCGGAGATATTGTTGCGGAGTCGGGTAATACGGCGCGCACTTCTTTAGGCTTAGGTACTGGAGATTCTCCAACATTCAGCAGGGTGGTATTATCTAACCAAGCCGATGACGGTACTAAGGCGGTGCGAGCGGATAGGTCACTTGCAATTAATCCTGATGCAGACAATGTCATCACATTTGACCTGACAGGGCTTCAAGACCTTACAAGCAACAGAACATGGACACCAACCATAGCCGACCACGCTAATGGCCAACGTGGAGTGCTTAGTGTTAATGCTCAAACGATATACGGAGCAAAGACTTTTAACGATGCTTCTACCTTTGATACAAGTATTTTACTAGACAATACGGCTAAATTTGAAA